AATATTAGAAGGAAGGCCCGCCTACTATTCGAATTTTGAATTTTGAATTAAAGAAAGTATCTTTACCAAATTACCATTATGCCATTTGGGGGGCACTATATATTGCCCCCCAGTTCCCCCGATTCCTCAGACTTTGAGTGCCCCCCAATTCCAAAATGCCTCGTGCAGGTAGATTTTCTATTAAAGCCAAAAACTATTTTCTAACATATCCACACTGCTCTCTCACCAAAGAGGAAGCACTTTCCCAATTACAAAACCTAAAAACTCCCACAAATAAAAAATTCATTAAAATCTGCAAAGAATTACACGAAGATGGGAGCCCTCATCTCCATGTGCTTGTGCAATTCGAGGGAAAATACAACTGCACAAATAACAGATTCTTCGACCTGGTATCCCCAACCAGGTCAGCACATTTCCATCCGAACATTCAGGGAGCTAAATCCAGCTCCGACATCAAGTCCTATATCGACAAGGATGGAGATACACTCGAATGGGGAGAATTTCAAGTCGACGGCAGAAGTGCTAGAGGAGGCTGCCAGAATGCTAACGACGCATGTGCGGAAGCATTAAACGCAGGTTCCAAAGAGGCTGCCATGGCTATAATAAGGGAAAAACTCCCAAAAGATTATATTTTTCAATTTCATAATTTAAATAGTAATTTAGATAGGATTTTTGCACCTCCCTTGGAGGTTTATATTTCTCCTTTTCTTTCTTCTTCATTTAACCAAGTTCCTGAGGAACTTGAGGAGTGGGTGTCCGAGAATGTTAGGAATGCCGCTGCGCGGCCATGGAGACCGAATAGTATTGTGATAAAGGGGGATAGTCGTACTGGCAAGACTATGTGGGCCAGGTCTCTGGGTCCACACAATTATTTGTGTGGACACCTAGACTTGAGCCCCAAGGTATATTCAAATGACGCGTGGTACAACGTCATTGATGACGTTGATCCCCACTATCTAAAGCACTTTAAGGAATTCATGGGAGCCCAGAGGGACTGGCAGTCAAACACAAAGTACGGGAAACCAATTCAAATTAAAGGTGGTATTCCCACTATCTTCCTCTGCAATCCAGGACCAAACTCATCATATAAAGAATTCTTGGATGAAGAGAAAAATAGAGCTTTAAGAGACTGGGCAGTAAAAAATGCAACATTCGTCACCCTCACGGAGCCATTATACTCCAATCAAAGTGATTCACAAGCAGGCCAAGAGACCAATTCGCAGGAAGAGAATTGACCTAGCTTGCGGGTGTTCCATATACAAATCAGTGGACTGCGAACACCATGGATTCACGCACAGGGGAGTACATCACTGCAGCTCAAGCGACGAATGGCGTACATACATGGGTTATAGACAATCCCCTCTATTTCAAGATCCTAAACCACCACAAGAGACCGTTCAACATGAACCACGACATCATACAAATTCAAGTCCGATTCAACCACAACCTAAGGAAGGAGTTGGGGATTCACAAGTGTTTTCTCAACTTGAAGATCTACACAGCTTTACATCCTCAGACATCGCATTTCTTAAGGGTATTTAAAACCCAAGTAATTAAGTATTTAGATAGATTAGGAGTGATTAGTATCAATAATTGTATTAGGGCATTTACCCATGTATTAACCAATGTAATAGAGGGAACAATTGATGTAATTGAAGCACATGATATAAAATTTATATTTTATTAATTCATTGTCGAATCGTAGAAATAGATCCGAATTTTCAAAGTAGCATACACGGGATTAGAGGCATGAGTACATGCCATATACAATAAAACAGCATTCTCCGTATGATTCTCATACTTAGCGGCTTCCTGATGATTGTACGTAACATGATTATTTATCTTCATAAACTTCCTCACTAAAGCTTGTTCCTTGGACGCATATTGACCACCAGTAACAGTCGACGAAAACTTCCTCAATACTTGGAAACGATCCCTCATATCGTTCTTCACGGTAGCAGTACTGGGCTCATTATCATACATATTAAACACCTGCCCAAAATCTTGTGGAGTACCATACGGACGTCGATCCCTAACTACAAAAAACATAACTGTATTTGTGTGGTTTTTAACCTTAATATTTTCATCCATCCACACTTTACCTAAGACATAAACGGACTTAACACAAAATCTCTTACCAACCCTATGGGTAATACCACCTCCCCTAGTAACATCGGAAATACAAATAACCTTCCCAGTATGGGCTATATCATGTCGCTGTTCAAATGATTGAACCTTACATGGGCCTTCACATCCCTTTGGAACATCAGGGCTTCTGTACATTCTGTACAGTTTGGGCTTCCGGTACATGGGCCGCTGAGCCCATGATCTCCTTCTGTTTGTGACGAGGACAGTGGGGGCAGCAGCACGGCTGGAATAAGGGCTGTCGAAATTCAGACGGCGACGCACCTTGGAGGCGGGCGTGGAAATGACTATATCTGCTGGACGCTTCGACATAATTCTTCGCACGAATCACAAGTATAAGATCGCGTATAAGATCGTACCCCAACGTATCCGGAGAATACGTATTTTCTACGAGCTGCAAGTATTTTATCGCGAGCATACACCTAAAACCGTGTACGGTTTCGGGAAACTCATTCAAGAGTGGGTCCCACATCTTAATACGTGGAAAGAGGAAGACCACGTATTAATAGGACAAAATTACTTAACTAAGCTTTGAGGGCCCAATTCTATTGGACGACAAAAAGAACGTGCGCGGGGCCCACAAAAAAGGGGGGCGCGGGCCTTCCGGT